ATGATGGCCTACGCCCAGAGCTTGGAGGATGCCGGCAAGGTCTCCGCTGCAGCTACCCGCGCTGCGATCAGGCGCCACATCGAAGAGCCGTGGCCGGCCCTGTGGGCGCGTCCCGCTTCTGAGCTCGAGTTGGATGATCTGCTCCCTATCCTGTCGCGCATGGTCCGCGGCAAGAAGCTGCGCGAGGGCGGCAAGATCCGTTCTTACCTGCGGGCGGCCTATGCGGCGGCGATCGCGGCCAAGCAGGATGCGGCTGCCCCTGACGCACTGCGCGCGCTCAACGTATCGAGGAACCCTGCGCGCGACCTTGCGACCCTGGACAGCGGGCAGCCGCGCGACCGGGTGCTTTCGGTGGCGGAGCTTCGCGCGTACTGGCGCAGGATCGAGGCCATACCCGGACGGCAGGGCGCGCTCCTGCGCTTCCACCTGCTGACCGGCGGCCAGCGCATCGCACAGCTGATCCGGTTGCAGTGGTCCGATCACGCTCACGACGCTGATACCGGCACCGGGTCCGTGCGCCTGCTCGACATCAAAGGCCGCCGCCGGCTCCCCCGAGTGCATCTGGTGCCATTGCTCCCCCGTATGGCAATGGATCTCGCAACGTTGCGCGGCGATGGTGACGGGCCACACCTGTTCTCGCTCACAGGCGGGAAGACACCCGCCACCTATGACGAGCTGCGAGGAATCATGGACCCGGTCGTGGCAAACATGGTGGCCGCTGGTGAGCTGGCGTCGACGTGCACGCCGGGTGACCTGCGCCGCACGGTAGAGACGCGCCTGGCCGCGCTGGGAATGTCCGAAGAAATCCGTGGCCACCTCCAGTCCCACGGCCTGAGCGGCGTCCAGAAGCGGCATTACAACTTCTTCGAGTACGCCGCAGAGAAGCGCGCCGCTGTGGAGGCGCTGTTCGAACTACTCACCGGTGCAGGTGCAACGGTAGTGCCGATGCGAAACGGACTGGGCCGTTAGAACGGCAGGTCATCCGGCAGATCCAGTCCCGCTAGCCGGTGGGCAGCACGCTGATGCCCACTGGCCGTCGCCCGGAGACGTTGCGCGCTCTGCCGACGGCGGGAACGCGCACGCCAGCTGCCTGTTACGTCTAGTTCGAGGTCTATCGCCTGCTGCAGCTGAGCCGCAGCCTTAGCCTCCAGTGAGGCTCGATCCTTCCGCCAATTCGCCATGGCTACAGGATGCTGAATCATCGTCGCGCAACCCGCGACTGGCCTCGCGCTGGCGGGGCATCAGCGGAATTCGTTCAGGAACACGGCTCGTAGAATTCATGATCTCCAGTTAGTAATTGTACTAACATGCGGGCCGTCTCGAATTGTGAGACATGCCGCTCGCAGAGTAAGCCCATGCACTCCCTCCCCTACCCCCATACCCGGGCCCTGCCCGTCGGCCCGGCGCTGATAGACGGTCCTGCCCAGTTCGTGCCTCTGGCAGCAGCGCGCGCCCGACTGGGTTTCCCGTCGCCGGCCGACGACTTCATGGACGAAGCCATCGATCTGCACCGTCTGCTGGTACGCAACCCGGCCGCCACCTTTCTCTACCGCGCCGACGGCTGGTCCATGAGCGGAGCCGGCGTCAGCGACGGGGATATCTTGGTGGTGGACCGGTCGGTGACGCCACAGGCCGGTGACCTGGTCATTGCCATCTGGGACGGCAACCAGCCCTCGTGCAAGGTGCTGCAGCTGTTCGAGAATCACATGGAGCTGCATTCGGCCAACCCCGAGTTCCCACCCATCGTGCTCGAGCAGCCAACCGAGGTCGAGGTGTTCGCCGTCGTGGGGGTCGTGCGCCAGATCAAGCGCCGGAGCGGCCATGTTCGGGCTCGTTGACGGCAACAACTTCTACGCCAGCTGCGAGCGGGTGTTTCAGCCGGCGCTACGCGGCGTGCCGCTGGTGGTACTGAGCAACAACGACGGCTGCGCGATCGCGCGCTCGGCCGAGGCCAAAGCCTTGGGCATCAAGATGGGTCAGCCCGCCCACGAGCTGAAGCATCTGGTCCGGCGGCACGGCCTGCAAATGCGATCGGCGAACTTCGGCCTCTACGGCGACATGAGCGCTCGGGTAGTTTCCATTCTGCGGGAGGCCGCACCGCGGGTGGAGGTTTACAGCATCGATGAGAGCTTCATCGACCTGACGGGCGTGCCCCGTCGCGAGGCCTTCGCGCAGGAGCTGCGCGCCCGGGTGCACAGCTGGACGGGCATACCGAACTGCATCGGCATCGGCCCGACAAAGACGCTGGCCAAGCTCGCCAACAAAGCGGCGAAGACCGGAACGGGCGTGGTGGATCTCGGCGACCGGGCGGCCCGTGATGCCCTGCTGCCGAAATTTCCAGTGGAAGACCTATGGGGCGTCGGCCGGCGCTTGGCGCCGAAGCTGGTGGCGATGGGCGTCCGCAACGCGGCCGATCTCCGGGATTCGCCGCCGGACGACATCCTCGCCAAGTTTGGCGTCACCTTGGCGCGCACGCAGCGCGAGCTCCAAGGCCACCCGTGCATGTCCTTGGAGGAAGTCGAGCCGGATCGGCAGCAGATCATGGTGAGCCGCTCGTTCGCTGACCGGGTGTACGACCACGAGGCCGTGGCCCAGGCACTGGCAACCTTCGCCGTGCGCGCCTGCGAAAAGCTGCGCGCTCGCGGCCTGGTCGCTTCCGGCCTCTGGATCTTCGCGCACTCCGACACCTTTCGCCCAGAGCTGCCGCAGCACGCGGCCAACCGGACCGTGACACTGCCGGCGGCGACAAGCGACACCATGCTCGTACTGGGTATGGTTCGCCGCATGCTTCGCGGGCTGCTGCAGGATGGCATCGGTTACAAGAAGGCGGGCGTGGCCCTGCTTGATCTAGCGCGGCCGGAGGACGTCCACCAGGATCTCTTCGCGCCAGCCGTCGCCGGCGACCGCAAGCTCATGGAAACCCTCGACCAGATCAACCGAAAATTCGGTCGCGGTGTCGCCGGGCTGGGGGCTTCTGGATGGAAGGAAAATCCCGCATGGGGGATGCGGCAGCACATGCTTTCGCCAAACTATACGACATCGGTTCATGAGCTCCCGCCGGCGCGATGCTAGACCAAGTGCCGACTACTAAGCGAAACTCCGCACATGAGAAAGAGCCAAAGCATATTCTACGTCGTCGTGAACGCCCTTCTTTTCGTCGCGGGCGTCGTAGCATTGATCGCAGGCGCCTATAGCACTTGGCTACTTGAAGCGGCGACAGCAACAGCATTTTTCGCGGCGAGCCTTGTGCTCCTCTTTGCTTCAACGATCGATAGATTTGAGAGCCTCAAGGGATTCGGAATTGAAGCCAAGCAAAGACAGCTGACTAGGACGCTGTCAGAAGTAAATATCGTACTGGAAGAAGTGCAACGGCTGAATTTTTTCACGGCAAAGAGTCTCGCCGCCCTTTATGCCAAGACGGGGCGAGTGGCGGGCCCTCCCAGCGCAGAAGAAATATACGCGGTTTTAACGGAGCTCAGAAAAAGCATGACTCGAGCTCAAGCATCACCCGAAATGATAAAAGAGGCCCTGTCTCCGTGTGTACGCGTGATGCTTCACGACCTCAAATACGAGATTTGCGCTCCAGTCCTGAGCGCGCTAGAGATCATGGCTCGCGAGAAAAAATCTTCGCATGAGCTTAGAACAGCGAGAACAGCTATTCTAGATTTTAACGATTTCTCTGAGACCTCATTTCCAGGAAAAATAATTACAGCCCTTCGCTCACACCCCGCAAGTGATCTCCCGGAAGCGGAAGAGGCAGCTAGGCGGCTCGCAAGCTTCTCCGCAGATATACAGAGTCTCCAGCGCAGAGGCACCATAGACGAGCCTTCTGCCTGGTTCGGGACTGTGGACAAGTAACTCCTGCCGAGACTCTCGCGGGATTTGACCACATCGCCCATACCTCGATCAGGCGCGACGGCGTGTCAGGGCGATGCAAAGGTGCCGGCGGGGCGATGCTCAGGCGCCCCAGCACCCGGGCTGAGCTGCCTACGGCTCCCGGATCCGACGAACAAAGATTGCCTGGGCGACGCATGGCGCGATACCGGTCAATCTCGCCGCTGAGCGTCGGGATGGCGCGCCGCAGACTGCCAGGATGCCTGCCACCCGAACCTCAGGCGCCACCACCCATGGCCAAGCTGGCGTGGAGGGATGCGGCAGCACCTTCTCTCGCCGAACGGCACAATGTCCGTGCACGAACTGCCTCGAGCCCACTTTCTACACTGCACCAGTCGCCGCACCGCACTGGATCTCTACAACTCTACGAGCTTTGGCCGTCAGCAGCCTTAGATGCGCGATTAGAACTGTTAGTACTCAAGCGGGCTACTTCGTTATTGATTTTGAGCGCAGTGTCAATGATCCGGCGCACACGTTCGATTTGACCGGCCACCTCTCCGAGACTGACCGCATCATTCATTCGGTAGTCTGCCCGCACTCTCGCATCACGTGCGGCGTCCAATGCTGTCAACATCTGATTTTTCAGCGGGACCAAGCAGCTTAAATCGACCCCAAGCGAGTCCGTACGCCACTCCCTGAGCCGCTCAAACATCTCAGTGTGTGAGATGTGGACAGCGTTAGCAGGACATTTTCGCGACTTTGGCAGTTGATCAACAAACGGATGGAGAACATGAAAAGCCGCGTAATAGGACCTACTGCACGCCGCGCGCAGCGTAACCTCGTCAGACTGCGAACAAGCATGCTTCTTCGCAAAATCTCGCAGATTTTCAGGCGATATTGGCATCAGCCGCCTCGGCCAACGTTGGAAGAAACGCCAGGCTCGCCGCGCCGGAACTAACTGCTGCGAAGTTCTCCGTTGCAAGACGACCGTAATAATCCCATTCCGCATCAGCACAAACACTTGGCGTCGTTGCCACCAAGATTTGAACGTGAACCGTCGCCGGGAGGTTATCGTGCGGAACAAATGATGATTTCACTGCAATTACCTTCATGCGCTTTTCGCGCAAGAATTTAATAGCACAACCCACCGGCTCAGACCATGCGTCGCCTTCTAATCCGTGCGCGGCCAGTAATACAGTCGCATCATCAGCATTAACCGCATAGTGGCTGCAAGGCAGCGACTCCTCAAATTGGAAAAGATCTGAAGGAATCACCTCACCCACGACTTGAGCGGAAGCAATACCAAGATCCCCCTGAAAATCGTCCTCCGGCACCTCGCTACCAATCGACAAAAGCTCCTCACGCAGGACATAAGCGTCATGCAGAAGGCCAACATAACCAAGCAAGCTCGTAACAGCTCGCATTGCCGAAAGGTTTCCCTCTAAGGTATGTCGATACTCACCAAATTTCGCCTTGACCTTTTCGACCTGTCCAGTTACGCAAAGCATAGCGAGCCACCGAACGATAATATTCGGGTCGTTCGGGAGAATTCTCAACGCGCGCGCGAAATTATCGTCGGCATCCTGAAATTCATTTGCTATCGCAGCCACGTAGCCACGAAGCTCCCACGCGCCAGACGCATCGACTGATACCAGATCATCAATCTTCTTTTGGAGGCGGCGCTGACTCAACAGATCGCTTGCACCGGTCTTCAGCGTTTCGAACGCATCGGCCAAGGTGTCGTTGAATATAGTTTTCGGGGAAGCGCTGGCGGACACTGAGGCGCGGCCGATGGGCAGAGGGATCCAGCATATCACCCCCTACCGCCCGGTGCGACGAGGGGGCGTGACCCAATTCACGTGATCGATACGGGACAGTCAAGAGGATCCCCTTCATGTGCGGCCGATTCGTCCAGCTCCCGATCCGAAACGCTGATACCCTGGGCTTCCCCCAGCTGGTCGGCGACCTGATGTCGATCCCGGAGAGCTACAACCTGGCACCGACGCAGCGCGCGTCCGTGATCCTCGACCGCGGCACCGGCCTGCAGGTCACCCGCATGTCGTGGGGCCTGCTCCCGTTCTGGGCCAAGGCCAGGAAGCTGCAGGGCTCTACGATCAATGCCCGCATCGAGACGGTTGCCACCAAGCCGGCCTTCCGGTCGGCCTTCAAGAAGCGCCGATGCCTGATCCCCATGGCCGGGTACTACGAGTGGTCGGTCAACGCGGAGGACGGTAAGAAGGACCCGTGGTTCATCCACGCGACCGAGCCGCTGCTGGCCGCCGGGCTGTGGGAAGACACCAGCCCCCTACTCGACCCTGACAACCTCGGCACGTTCACCGTGATCACCGGTGACAGCAGCGGCGTGTCGGCCGATATCCACGACCGCATGCCGGTGTGGCTGACGGCGGCCCAGGCCGATGAGTGGCTGGCCGCCGAGCCCGATGACGCGATGGCAATGCTGCTGGCCAGCGAGCCGCCGGCGATGGAGGCCTATCGCGTGAGCCGCGGGGTGAACACCCCGCGGAACAACCAGCCCGCCCTGCTCGACCAGGTGGCGTGATCAGGCGGCGCTCTCGTCCTGATCTTCCTCCGCGGTGAACTTGTAGCTGCGCCCGGTAACCAACCCTGCAGCTGCCGCCGGTGCCACCGTCAGGGTGAGCTGGGGCACCCCGGCCTCGATCGGGACGAAGTTCAGCGTCACAACACCAGGCTGATCGGCCATTTCCATCTTCATCTGCAGCTTTGCGCGAAATTGCATATATCTCTCCAGGTTGTGCGGTGGCATGGATACGCTGGCCACCGCTTCAGCGGTCAATCTTCAATCGACACGATTGATAGGCTCTGCGATGTGGTTGACGCGTCCCAGTTACCAGAATCGTGGCTGTAGCTCTGACTTGAAAACGCGACGATCTCAGCGCGATAGGTTCTCTGTGCCGTGCCGTCGGCGCTGTCGTTCAACGTCAGCGACCCGGCCCATCGGGAGATCAGCACGTCCGGCGAATCAGGCTCGTTGTGGATCTCAAGATTGCCCCCGGCTTGGACCTGGCCCCAAAGCACCTCACCAGCCGCCCCGATGCGACGATAGACATTGACCGTCGCCGAGTTCGCACCCCCGCCCGGCAGGAATCCATTGGGGCCGAGTGCGTACTTCGTAGCTCGTACCGTTCGGCTGTAGCTGATCACCACCTGCTTGTTCCGCCCATTGGTATCGAACGGGCCGACAGTGACGAAGTTTCCGATGGTGACAATGCTGGTCGACTGCGCGGCGTTGCGCCTGATGCCCGCGGCCAGCGCACCACCCCAGTAGGCGTTGCCGTTCACGTCCATCCAGACCGTGGCGTTGGCCTTGCTGGCCGCCGCAGCACCAACGTTCGGCCCGAAGTAGTCGATCAGCCCCTCACCACTGACGCCAAAGCCGTTGCCGATGATGCGCTGAGAGTTGCCCCGCCAGACCCGCAGGTATCCCTTTTGGATCTCTAGCCCGTCCGCAGCACCAGGGCTGAGGATGTTCAGCACGTTGGCCAGCATGTTGATTTCGCTGGTTGTACCGTTGTTCTTGTTCTGGATGCCGGCGATGTTGCCGTTTACGTCGGTGAAGAGCCCCACGCTGGCGAAGGATTCCTGACCGCCTGCAGACCAAGACGACGGTGCGTCCTGGCCGGGCTGTACCTCTTCCAACATCGGGCGAACAAAACGGCCGAAGTCGGTGCCATTTCCTGCCGCAGGCGCCAGAGCCAAGCGAAAGCCAACGGCCCTGCATCCAGCCGGCGGCGTGAACTTCACAAAGATGCGGTCATAACCGGCCAGCGTGTTGCCGCCACCGGCCTTGGATGGCGGCGAGATCACCTCCATGCCTGCGCCCGTCACCCACAGGAACGGCACGCCCGAATAGCCGCTGGCGTACACGGACGCGATGTAGGGCTTCCCTGGGGTAACGGGGATGGATGCCGTGTTGCGCCAGATCACATGGCCGTTTCCATTAGCCGTGCCGCTCTTCGTCAGAATCAGCGCGCGCATGCCAGTCGGCACACCGGCGTCTACGTCCGTCTGGACATAGCCGGAGACGTTCTGGGAATTGGAGGTGTTTGCCTCAAATACCCAACCCGGCGTAGTTAACCCCGGGACTGCATCCGCAAACGTGGTAGCGGCAAGCATGTTGCCTGCACCGCTGAGATTGGCGTCTACCTTCGCCTCCAGCTGGAGATACGCCGAAGCGTCTGCCTTGCCCGCCACCTCTACCTGCACCTGATTCAGCTGCGTGGACTGAGCACTGATCTGCCCGCCTTGCTGGGTGACAGTGGCGGTCAGCGCCGACAGGCCCGTTGCGGCCGCGTCGGCCGTCGTCTTGGCGCCGTAGGCGTCGGTCACGTCCTGCCACATCACGTTGTCGATCAGCAGCGCGACGTTCTGCGGTGTCTGCCCGTTGCGGCCTTGGATGGTCGCCCAGAGCTGGGCTTTCACCGTGGGGTTGCTGATCGTGACGTAGCCCGAGATCTTCGTCCAATTCGCCAAGGCATCCATTCGCTGCGAGCTGGTTGTCGGCGCGGAGTACCATGCCCGCACGCCCGCCGAATTGATGCCGGTCAGACCGATCGAGTACGTCGATCCACCCGGCGCGACAGCATCCGGATCGTTCTTGAGCCACGCCTCCACGAGGTACACGCGACCTTCGTTGGTCAGGATCTCCGGACCAAAGTAGGTGTCCGTGTTGTTATTGCTGGGCGCTCCGGTGCGAAGGAGGCGCGCAGCGCGGGCACCGACGTACGCGCGGGAGCCAGCGGCACCGGCGATCGCTCGCAGCGTGCCGGTGCCGGCCTGATAGATCAGCGCGTCGGCGGCATAGGCCTCAAAGCCCCCGTCGATCATGATGTTTGGCCCGGCCTGCTGAGTGGCCGCGAGCTGCGCGTTCACCGTGGTGATCGCTTGGCCCTGAGCGGTGGTGGTGCCCGCCAGCGCAGTGACCTTGCCGGTCAGCGTGCTGGTGGCCGCGACGGTGGCATCCAGCGCCTGCGACATCGCCCGCTTGTCGTCCACCCCGATCGGCACGCCATTCAGTACCTGCAGGGTGTACTCACACCACAGGTCAACACGGGCGCTGGTTGACGCGGGACTCAAAACCTCCGTACCAGCACCGGCCCCAAACTTTCGCCGGCCGATGAGGATGTACATACGCGAGCTGGTCAGGGAGCCGACTGCAGCCGTGGTCCCGCCCGCGTCGACCAAGGCGGCGCGCAGTGCCGCGGCGCCGACACCTCCCGGCAACAGCGTGCCGATGCTATCGCTTGTGTAGACGATGAAATACTGATTCTCGGGAATAGTAGCGATGAAATCGGCCATCGCTTGCGCGTTGCCGTTGGCGTCTGTCCAGGTATCAAACCCGTTTCGCGATCCCAACGTGCTGTCGGCATTGATCAGCACCACTCCGAAGCCCCGGCCGGCGGGCGCAACCATCGCGCCCACGGGGTTGCGAATGCCGGTGGCGCGTGGGCCGTTGGTGGGCTGGCTGGAGGTCGCAGCGTTCGCCGTAATCTGATAGCTCTTCACTTCGCCCAGCGCGGACAGCTTGGCATTGACGCTCGTAAGCGCGGTGCCTTGGCTGGTGACCGTGTTTCCAAGCTGGGTGACCTTGCTGTCCAGCGAGGTCAGGGCCGCGTTGCTGGCCTTGCCGGCCACGTCCGCCTGCACCTGCGTCAGCGCAGTTCCCTGCGTGACAAGGGTCCCCTCCACTACGCCCACCCGGGTGGTGATGGAAGACAGCCCAGAGGCATTGGAAGCGATCTGCTCTTCGTCGGTGATGTCGACGAACTCGAAGTCGTCCACCAGCACGTATCCAGCGCTGTTGTAGATGCCGGCCGAGAGACGGAAGCGCAAGATGTCGGCGCCGATCGTGAAGGTCTGCTCCACCAACCGCCAATCGGTCCATGCCGACACGTACCACTGCGACCACAACAGCAGTTCCACACCATCAGTCCGAACCGCGCCCACGCGAATTTTGGAGCTGGCGGTGTCGCCTACGTAATCGCCACTCACCTTGACCCACGCGCGCAACCTGTAACGGCGGCCCACCTTTACCTCGATGCCTTCATTGAGGTTCGCCTGCGCGGAGCTGGCGACGCCCGGCGGGGCGACAATCGCGCCGCGCAGGCATTTACCGCCGGTGCGCCCTTCGTTGCTGATCGACCAGCTGTTCGGCGCACCGGTCACTGCCCAGCCGGCGAGGTCGTTCATCAGGTCGCCGTTGATCACCAGGTTCACGCCCCGGCCCATCGCCGCGCGCAGATCCGACGACACCTTCGTCGTCGCCTGGGCATTGGCTTGATCCGCCGCGACCATTGCGTCCTGCAGCGTCGTCACCGATGCGCTGGTGGCGAGACCGCCGTTGCCGGCGGGCATGCGGGCTTCCATGGTCGTGATGCGCTGCACCTGCGAGCTGTCGGCGGCCGCGCGGGCGGTGCGCTCATCGCCCATCAACCCCTGCGCTTGGCTGAGGTCGGTGCCCGTGTAGTTGCCGCGCATCTGCACGGCCAGGGTGTTCCGCTGGGTCGCCTCAGACGCCAGCGCGGTCACGCGGGCCTGCGTCTCTTCCTGCACCAGTGCCACGCTGGCGCCCGGCATGGGCCGGCCAATAGCCAGCCAGTCGATCAGGTAGTAGTCGGATTCGCCCTGCGCGGCGCCCAGCTGCAGCCGGATCGCGGCGATAGTGTCGGGGCGCCATCCGATGTCAGCCACGTCCAAGGTGGCCACCCCGGCGCTGTCCCACGCCGGTTCGCCCACCACAACCTCCTTGGCAGCGTTCCAGGCTGCGTCGGTGGTGGTGGTCCACTGCAAGGCGCCTACCCAGGTCGGGTTGCCCACCTTCTTGATCCGCATCTTCACGAAGCGGTAGTCGCTGCCGTCGATGGCCAGCCCACCGGGCGACTGGATGTAGGGATTGGCCTCGGCGTTGGCCGGCCGCAGCCAGCCGTCCACCAGCGTGGGCGCGCCGTTGCCGGTCCAGCTATCCGTGGTCAGATTGAAGTCCCAGATGCGCTTGCTGTCGAACTGCGTGCCGCTGCCGGCCGCCACCTCCGACAACGCACGTGACAGAGAATCGAAGCCGTTCTGCTGCGTCTCGCTGACCGCGGTGATGGCAGCCTCGCGCTCCAGCTTCTCGTTCAGCAGGTCGGTGGCGCGGGTCTGCCCCTCGGCCGCGATCGCGTCCATGGCCTGGCCGATTTGACCGGCACGAGTCTGGGCCTCCAATACCAGACTGGCGTTTACTAGACCCAGGTCGCGTGCCCGAGCCGCGGCCTCATTGGCGTCGGCCAACACGCGTTCGAGGGCCTCCTTGTCGAGCTGGCGCTGCAGCTCCACCTGCTTGCGGGTCTGCTCGTCCAGATCTTCGACCAAATCACCGATTACCTCGCCGAGATTGGCGCCCAGCGTCTTCTGGACAACTCGGCTGGCCTCAGACAGGGCGCCAGAGGTGTTCCGCGACCGGCATGCAAACGTCCAATCGCCCGCCGGCGGCAGAACCGCTTCGAAGGCGGCAACGTGGTACCCGTCGTCACCCAGCGGGATCATCTGATCCCATACAGGTGCAGCCACCTTTCCTGCGGTGTAGCGGATCTCGACACCTGCGAAGTCCGCAGACTGCACGGTGTCGCTCAGGAATCCCCAGGTGTAACGCCGCACGCCACCGCTGACCGCGGTGACGTCGAAAATGTCCACCAGCACCGGCGGTACGTCGGCGCCAAGCGTGGCGTACATCACCGTCACCGCAACGCCGGCATTTCCCTCGGGGCTGTAGGGGCGGACGGTGATGGGGTAGACGCCAGCCTGAGGAATGCGCCAAGTCGCCGTGCGCGTGCGGGTGGTCGCCACCTGCTCCAGCTCGCTGTTCTGATCGAGGTCGGACAACACGATGACCTCGCCCACAGGGCCGGACACATCAAAGGTCGCGGTGAGCTCGGTGAAGACCGTATCTCCCTGCACAACCTGCTGTTCGGTGACGCGCAGATTGCTGGCCACCGGCCGGGTCTGCAGCAGCGAGCCATTGGGCGCCGGGATGTATTGGCCAGACTCGACGTACCGCCAGAACTCCGGCCCCTCTGGCACCACCGAAACAGATGCGCCCTTCAGGTCGGACTCCGGCTCAATGCCCACCACGCGCACGCGGTAGCCCGGCGTCTGCTTGAAATCGAAGATCCAGATGGTGTCGTGGGCCGGGTTTTCATCGGTGTTGCCCGGAAGCGGCGCGTCAGCCGGCCAAGGATCAGCCAGCCGAATCTGATCCGTCTCGCCGGCGAAACTGGCCACGCGGAACACGCGATATACCAGTTCGCCAGGGATACGTAGCCCGATAAAGCTGTTGCCCGTGGCCGGTGCACGCACCTGGTCGTCCAGCTTCAGCACCACAACGGATCCATCACGGGTGGCGGAAACCAGCCTGCCACCGAAGCCCCACTGCGTCAGGTCGTGCTGCAGCGCCAGCACCGACATCCTCCGGTAACTCAGGTGCTCGATATCGGTGCTGAAGGAAATGTCCTTGTACTGGTACAGGGACTGCGCCAGGTGAAACCGCGCCATCTTGGCCGCGTGCTCTTCGGTGGTGATGCCCTCACCCGAAACCTGGGCCGGGTTCAGCATGGTCTGGACGCCGGGGGCAGTCACCCTGAGCGTCTTGCTTGACCAGTCAGAGCGGTCCACGTAGGTGAACTCGATGCCATCGGCCGCATTGGCCAGCGTGTAATCGATCTGGAACTGACCCTTCTTGATTGTGGCCATGTTGACCACGCCCGACAGCGGCTGCTCGTCCGCCGCCCATACGACCGACAGGCGACCGGCCGCCCAGGTCACGTTGCCGAAGCCTGCGAGCGCGATCGCCTGCAGCAGGTCGTCATGGCTACGGGTGTCACGAATCACATTGTCGTAGGTGTACTTGGAGGCCGCGCAGTGCAGCATGAACGCTTGCAGCGCCGCGATATCGATCTGGGCATCCAGCAGGCCCAGCCCCGCGATCAGGTTGCCGGCTGGATCGCGAATGCCGCGCGCGTACGCAAGGATCTGGGCGCCAGGGTTGCTGGATTCTTCGGTGACCCACTCGGCGCCCTTCCACACCGGTATCGGTGCGGCATAGGCCACACAGCGCAGTTCATCGGGCGCACCGTTCAGCTGACCAGTAGCCTTGATGCGAATACCGATGCGGGGAATACCCGCATAGCTCGCCCCGTCGGTTTGGATGCTCTTCAGCGCCGACCACGTGAAGTCGCTGGTGGCTCCCGAGCCATCCGTGTTGCGTCCCGCAATACGCGCCCGCACCTCGTACTGCCCAGGCGCAACGTCCAGAGCGTACGTGCGACGCTGTTGCTTCTGGCTCTGGCTCACCAAGGGGAAGCTGCCGAACACTCGCCAATTCGGAGCGCCGACATTTCGATACTGGACCTCGATCGTCTCCTGATTGTTCTTCGGCTTGCCCTTGCTGGTGGTGTCAAACAGCATGTAGTCGAAGTCGAGCTGCAGCCGGATGGTGCTGACCGAGCTGGTGCGCTGAACCCAGTCGCTGGGCTGGCCCTTCTCCGCGTCCAGCGCGCCGCCAGCGATCGTATCGACATTGCTGTAGAGCGGGATTCTCTCTTCCGGCATGCGGGGGAAGCCGCTGTGCCACACCTGCACGCCTTCAAAGGTCGAAAGCAGGGCGTCGCCGTTGAACATCGCCTCCACGCGCGCCACGTTGATGCCCGGCGTCAGCACCATCGCCATGAACTGGTCGTTCGCCTCGTAGAATGAATACGGTTGGCTGGCGATGTCCGGCGCAATGCGAATGTTCCCCAGCACCAGCGGCAGCGGTTCATACGGACGCGCCTGGTTTCGGGCCGAGCCAATCGTGTAAACGGTAGCTGCGTCGCTCTCGTACTGCTTGGGCTTCTTCGGGCCCAGAACCTTGTTGATCAGCAGCGACCCGACCGCATAGATCGCGGCCTGCGCCATCCCGGCCGCCATAGCGCTGTAGCCGGCAGCCACCATGGCCGTGCCGACACCTGCAGTGAAGATGGTCAGGGCGACCATGGCGACGATCAGCAGCGCCGTTCGCCCGACGGTTCCACGAACCTCGATGACCGTGCCGCCCTTGGGCCTCACCTTGTCGATGATCTGGTGGGGCACGCGGACGCCGTTGATCCGTACCTCCCACGCGTCGCTCCCGTAATCGGGCACTGTCCTGGCCAAGAAATGCCCCAGCGTTTCCCGCGGCAGCAGCTCAGCGGCGATCCGCTGCTGGCCCTCCAAGGTCACCGGGTGCGGGGTGACGACCAGAGACGGCGGGCACGCAGAGAGCGCGTTCAATTCAGCCATTCGTAAAATCCCTCGATTCTCAGCCCGAAGTCGGGCAGATCACGGACGCGGTGCAGGACCGCACAACCGTTCTTTTCGTTGGCGTGGAGCACCCACGCCTCATGGGCAAGGAAAAAGAAAACCCCGGCATGGCCGGGGCGTTTCTGAAGTACTTCAATCATCAGCACCAGGTCGCCATCGATCGGCGGCCCCTCTCTGGGCTTGGCGAACGGCTTGGACAACTCGCCAAGCTCGGCAGCTCCCTGGACGCCCCGCGGGCGTCGGCCAGGAACCACCACCTCACGACTGAAGAGCTCCCGCTGGACGAGCATCACCAGGTCCGCGCAGTCGAAGTCGTCGGCGCTATACGGCAGGCCGACGAAGCGCTCCACATCTACCAGCTTCACGTGAAGATTCCCGGTAGCGTGAACTGGTTTGCCCTGAGCTTTACCGCCTGCTGGCGCATGATGTAGTCCACGCCGCACTGCGCCGATGCCGTCGCACCGGTGATGGTCACGCTGCTCACCGGCAAGAAGTAGTCGCGCTCGATGGTGTTCGGGTCAGCCCGATCGGAAACCATCAGCCTGGCCATCAGCACTTCGTTGGGTCCGATGGATTCGAGGTCTTCGGAGATACCGCGCCCGACGTTGTCGACCACCAACTGCGCACGTGGGGTCTGGCCCTTTGTGTCGTTGGGTAGCTTGAAGTCGAACGGGGCCCCGAGGTAGACCACGCCCTTACTGGTCCAATCTTGGGTGTCGTTGACGATGCGCAAGGGGTTCGGGAGAGAAGGCGCGGAGATCTCGAGGAACAACAGGATTCCGGCCGTATCGGTCACCCGCTGCCGTCGCTCGGTAAAAGTCGTCATCGCAAGTACTCCACGACCGCGTCCATTCGATAGTCACCGGGCAGCTTTTCATCCGGCACAAGGTCACCCAGTGCCCCGTTCTCGAACCTGGCCGTGATCTGCTTGCCCGTGAACGGGTGGATCATCGTGAACCAGCCAATTCGCTTGATGTCTCCCATGTACCAGGTATCGAAGGCTTCCACATCCTCGACACTGCTGAAATAGAGCACCATCGCCTGCTTTATCAGCACCTGCGTATTTTGCACGCGCTGCTTTGGTACGCCCCGTTCCATCTCGGTTCGCAGTACAGACGGGTCGAAGGAGCGCTTTTGCCCTTCGAACATCACGCGGGCTACGCTCGGAAGGGAAGCCATCAGACACTGTCCTTCAGGCCAAACCGGCCTTTCATACCTGCATAAGTCGCGCCCGTTCCACCGGCGACGCGGCCACCGATGAAGCTGTCGACCTGGCCAAGCAGAACGTCGATGTCGAAGCCACCCTGTTCGTTGCGACTGGCCGATGCAGTGGTGCCTTCTGGCGCGTTCAACACACGAACGTTGATGGATCCGCCGTACGAACCGGAGGGTGCACCTCCGCCGACAGGGCCGCCGTCTGCGTAGCCGCGCAGGCCCTGCCGCATGGCCTCAACGATGCCAACGCCGCCGGCGCGGGCAACGTCGGCCTGGGACCAGACCACTTCGCCCTTGTGCACGACGCCCGCAGGCTCGTTCACGCCACCGTTTCCGGTGTATCCGCCGGAGGAGTATCCGCCGCCCAGGCGCATTTTCTGGAACAGCTCGTTGTTGATGCTGCTCGTGCCGGAGGTGACGGCCTGATTTCCGGCTGCCGTGACACCGCCGCCCCACATGCTGGCAAAGGCATTGGCGATGCCCATGGTGGCCTGCCGGGCGGCGATTCGAGCCAGGTCGGCCAGTACCGACTTGGTGAGGTCGGAGAAGCTGAGCTTGCCAGTGGTCGTAAACTTGACCCAGGCGTCTTCGAATCCACCGATTACACCCCCCACCACACTGCCCATCTGCTGGGCGTAGTTGCTCGCTTCCTGCTGATAGTTGGCCCACGCTGCGGCTGCCCCCGACAACCAGTTGCCTTCCGCCTGGCGCAATTCCTCATACCCGTCCTTGATCAGCTGCAGCCGGTCAAGGGTCTTTGCCGTCAGAATTGCCTGCTCTTGCTCGAAAGTCTCTTGGTCAACCTGCCCCGCGTTGAGCTGAAGCTGGAGCTCACGCAACTTGTCTGCTTGATCTGCATACGCGTCGTTGATTCGCTGCTGAATCTCGTACTCGCGATCTCCCATCCCGACTTTTTGGGCCTGGGTAGACAGCTGACGTTCCAGAGCCTGGTTGCTCGCATCAAGGGCATTTGCATACGCGGCGATGACGCTAGTTCTAGACCGCACGGCAGCAGCCTCTTCGGTCGAAAGCACCTGCAGCGCCGCGGCACCATCAGTTCGAACCTTGGCAAGACGAGCTTCCAGTTCACCGATCTGGCGGTTAACGCCAATGGCTTCCTTTCCGGCTACCACCTGCCTCTGCAGGTATGCAACTTGCTGCTCCAGCGACTTAGCCTGAACATCAGTACTCTTCTGCACCAGCTCACGCATGCGGCCGTAGTACTGAGCCGCGGTGATCTCACGCGCCGAGAACTGCGCGCGCAGCAGCTGCGTGCCAGCGGTGATCTCGGCCTGCTCGGCAACCAAGTCATCCTTGTAGCCTTGCAGGCCAGCAGCGCGCGTGGCCGAACCGTTCCCGGCTTTCGGCTTCTCCTTGTACTTCTTCTCGATGGCGACGACGGCTGCTGCTCGGCGTTCCTCGATCACCCTTACCTGTTCAATCAGCCCCGCGGCTTCAGCTTGGCGCCGAACCTTTTCCGCTTCACCGTTGATTCGAGCTATTTCGTCTTTTTTCTTCTGCTCTTTGCTGGCCTGCGAATCGATAATCGCGTCGGTGCGTTGGAGATATTCAACGCTCGCATTTTCTGCCGTCTTTACCTCGGCGTCCTTGCGCTCTTTAATGAGGTCTGTCGCCAGCGCCTTGATCTTGGCAGACCGCTCCTTTACGTCCTTCTCGAGCGCCGAGATCACCATCGGGTTGCGGGCCATGGGATCTTTAGATGCTTCCAAAGCATTCAGCCGGGCGACGTCACGACGGTTGTCTGCAAGCATCCTCTGCATCTGGTCGGCCTGCGGACCGAAGCCCGCATTCACCTGCATCGCGTGCCAGGCCTTTGTGGCTTCCGTCCACAAGTCCTTGAAGCCGCGGATCACAGGGTTCTGGCTGGCGCGAACCTTTGCCAGCGCCATGACTGTTTCGTCTGCTGCTGCGCGGGTGATTACGGTCACCGCGTCCTGGTTACGCCCCTGTTCCTGCAGCGCCTTGACCTGCTCATAGAGCGCCACGGTCATGAAGTTGACCTGCTCGTTGAGCTTCTGGGCATTCTTGACCGGATCTTCAGCCAGCTTCGCGTACAGCGCGATGGTGTCCTCCAGCGCCTGCCCGCTGATCTCCTTCATGGCCACCGCGGCGTTCGCAACGGCCTGAAGGTTCTGCGCGGCGATCTTCCCGCTCGATCCGACGGCCTGCGCCGCCTCCGCGCCGGCCCCTGCGGACACATTCAGCGCATCGCTGGTCTTCTGCGCCATGTTCACCAGCGTCAGCGTCGTTGCAGCGGCCTCGTTGCGCGACAGCACCAGCGCTTTGGTATACGCCTCAGTCTGCTTCTCTGCGCTGTACCACGCCACCACCACTAGGCCAACCGCAGCGGCGGCCACGGTGTAGGGAGTGACCATCCCCATCAGCGCCGACGACACGCCCTTAAGGGCCGGCCCGACACCGCCGAAGCTGTCCTTGATCTGGCCACCCTGCTGCACCAGCACCGTGAAGAACGGCATTCCGCCCTGCAAACTGGTGAAGATGTCGGTGAACTGCGCCGGCAGCTGCCTCATCGCCTGCGCGGTTTGGCCGGCGGAGATGCCCAGATCGGTGATGTTGTTCTTTACCGGCAGCGGCCGGGCCGCTTCGGTACGCACCTCGCGCAGCTGCCGGGTAAGCACGCCCAGCCCCTGCCTGATGTCAGCCAGGTCCGCACTGATGCGGACGCGCAGATTCGCTGAAGGGTCAGCCATGAGTGGTGGTTCCTTGTTTCTGCTGCGCCGGGGCCTGGCCGCTCAATGCGGTCAGGTACTTCTGCCAGTCCGCCGGCTCCGCACCCATCGCCATGCGGGTGGCCACGGCGAATTGGGCGACTCGATCAAGGTCATCCTGAGCGGCTGCCTCCATGAAGCCGCGCAGTTGCGCCAGGGTGTATGTGACTACTTCCGGCAAACGGTGGCCGCGGGCGATCAGGAACTGGACGACGTCGCCGAGTCCGTACTCTCTTCCGCCAGCGGTTTGGCCTGCATCAGAAGACGACGCAGGCGATGGGCGAAAAAATCGCGATTGAGCCCGACGACTGCCTCGAGCAAGTCGGCGACTTCGTCCAGGGTGCCCCCGGCGATCCATTCCGCGTCACGGCCAACAGCAACGGCCAGTGCACCAGCAAGCTCTGCGCTGTCCTGCTCGAGCAGGTCCAGCAAGATGGCCCCCGTGGCGGCGGCCGGTGCCGTATCGACCGCGCCGGCCATCATCGCCACCCGGGCGATGATGGTGCGGCTGGCCGTGATGAAGGGCCCGATCTGCTGCAGGCGAAGGGGGGTTACCTCCAGTTGCTCGCCGCGAAAGCGCACGGTGCGAGCCGGCGGGATGATCACGTCCAGTTCCGACACGGCTTACTTCTCCTGCTGCCAGTAGAAGTACGCCGACTTGTCCGAGCCGGTTGCCTTCGACGCATCCTTGAGCAGTGCACCGGGCACGCTGCCGGCGCCGAACTCGTTACCGATCAGCCCCATGCTCTCGATCACACCGCCGGTGACCTTGTGTGCGACCAGGCGCACCATCTTGCCGCCACGGGCTTCATTGGCGCCATAGAACTGCATCTCGTAGAACTTCTGCGAGGTGACCGCCGCTTCCACGTGGCCCAGCTCTGCGTTCTTGAAGGTGACCTTGATGTTTGGCGTGCCGGCCACGGACGGTGCCACGATGGCCGATCCTGCCGGAATGAACAGCATGCCGCGCTCGAAACGGTAGTCCTTGCCTGCCTCGTAGATCGTGGCGCCGGTCACCGGCTTCACGGCGGTGACTTCAGACGCCAAGCGCGACAGGGGCGCATAGCTCCCCGGCACGGCCAGCACCAGCTCATCGGGGACGGTGCCAGCGGCAATGCTGCTGGCCTTGCCGCGAGTTGCCCGGGCGAAGTTCTCCGGATTGAAGTCGTGGAAGGTGTAGTTGAGGTTGTAGCCAGTCACGCGATCGACACGGCTGGCCGTGCCGCCGCCCGGATTTTGGTAGTCGGCCAGCTCGAGGGTATTGGTCTGGGGCGCGACGGTGTATGCAGAAACGTTGCCGATCTCCAAGAACGGATCGGCCGTGTTCCACTCGCGGATCACGATGATGCCGCTGCCCAGGTAGCTGTAATCTTCGGCCATGGTGGCTCTCCAGTTGGGTTGCCGCTGTGCGGCGGGTTATTTCTTGGGGATGTGGGACTGGTAGGTGAGCAGTGCGCCCACCCAGCCGGCGCTGGCCTTCTCCGGCATCAGCGGCTCCATGCCGACGTAGACCGGCACCTGGATGCCATCGGGGAAGTTCCGGGCCACTTCGCGGCTGTCCATCGCCGCCTCGATGTCGGTCACCAAGTCGTCCAGCGCCTGTTGGTAGCCCTCCGTGTTGGCTGGCACCTTGGCGATGACGCTCACGGTCGTCAGCCGGTGCGTGGCGGTCTTGGAGGGGGTCTCGGGGCGCTGCTGCTTCTCGATCACGGCCGTCAGCACCGCCTGGGTGTCCTGGTCGCCCGGTGTCGGTTCCAGCGTCCACCCGGCACCAGCTTCGGTCAGGTAGCCGTTCTTGGTGCTGATCATCTGCAGCGTTTTGCCCATGGCTACCAGCAGCTGGCGCCGGGGGCTGGGTATAGGCTCAGACATTGGCCACCTCCCACACCGCCGTCGACTCGTCGGCACGGATCTTCTGCACCAGCTTCAGCCGGCGGCCGGTGCCGTCGATGCTTATTACGCCACCCGCCCGCGGAGTGACCTCGGCCAGCTGCAGCGTGATCCGGTCGATGGTGGTCGCGATCGGCGCCACATCGTCCGGTGTGAACTGCTCAACGCCCTCGTCGAGCAGCACCGTGCACGGCACGCCTGCGGAGGTGCCCGGCTCGTGGTAGTGGGCAGCATCGGCAACGCCGGTTGCGCGGAAGGCTCCGAACGCGATTGCGTCGAATGCCTGCATGAAAGCTCTCTGGTTCAAGGCAAGGGCCTCGCGGTTTCCATGGCCTTCTCCAGCTCGCGCTTCAGGAAGAACGGCATCAGGCGCTTCCAGGTGTCCTCTGCCATGCCGAAGATGTCGTAGCGCGGCGTGTAGGCGGCCGTGTTGGTGAAGATGAAGATGGAGCGGACGCCGGATCCGCGCCCGATCCGCTCATAGATGCCCGGGCGCAATGCACCGCGGCGCTTGGTGATCACGAAGTACTCGCCATCACGGTTGTTGCCCTTGCCCCGTCGCCGCTTCCGGCTGACGGTGGTCTGGTTCTGGTATCGGTCACGCTGGGCGCCCAGCTGGGACAGAATCTTGGTGACCTGGCCGGCGGGCACGTTGCCGAACTGGTTTGCTTGGGCGCCGCGGCCCATCACTGCAAACTGCGTGGGAGACAGCAGGCCACGGCTCTGCAGCAAGCGCTCGAAGCCTTTCCGGCGGCGCTGGCCGCCATCCACCTCGGCCAGCAGGTACTTGGCCGGCGGCGTGCCCTTGAATGCCTCATCTCGAATGAAGATCTCAGCGTACGGCTGCGCCTTGGTTGCCTTGCGGTACATCGCAGCATTGACCGTCAGCGGCGTCGGCCTGTCGAACACCCGCGGTGCCTGCCGCTTCCAGCGCTCGCGGATCTCGTAGGCCACCTTGTTGGCGGCCTGCGACGCGGCGTATGGCAGCTGCGACTTCTCCAGCTCGGTCAGCTGCCGCCCGAAGGCGTTGTCGGGGTCAACCCCGATCCTTATCTGGGCCATACAACCTCCTGCCCGGCCCGCCGAAGCGGGCCAGGCACTGCTGGCTTACTTCGCGCCGGCCTTCAGGCGGATCACCGCATCCGGGCGGGTGTTGATGTTCAGCGGGTTGGACTGGCTTTCCAGTTCGATGCCCTTGTCCATGCGCAGCTTGGCGCTCTTGCTGTAGTACGGCAGGCCGACACCGCGCACGGTTTCCAGGTAGTCCGCCGGAGCGAAGCGGGTCAGGAACATGTCCGGTACACCCAGCGGGAACGCGATCGCTTCGCCATCGGGAATGGCCAGCTTGCCGCCCGTGCTGCCCGGCAGCTCTTCGAACACGACGTCGCCGAAGACGAAACCCTTGCGCAGATCCGTGCGCAGCGCGGCGCCGTCCTGCCAACGCTTGTAGGCCTCTTCGACGTCCGGGTGATCCACCAGTGAATCGAAGAAGCCAGCGCTGCACAGCACATGGACGCCGGTGTACGGCACACCGCCGAGCTTTTCCTCGATCGCGCGCTTGATCGATACCGCCTTGGTGCGGACTTTGGTGTCCTGCTTGTTCAGCTCCATGCCGATGATGATCTGCTTCACGTCGAACTCGTCGTAGAAGTCCACGATCAGCGAGCCATCAGCGTCCAGCAGTTTGCCCTGCAGCGCACCCAGGCGGTGGTACTCGATGGTGTAGTCCAGATCGCGCTTGTGCAGCGCCTGCAGACGGTTGACAACGGCTGCGACGTTGTTGCCTTCCGGGTCATTAACCGGGTCCCAAACGCCAAGCAGCTGGTCGGCCATGACGGTAGAGCGCTGCGGAAGGTGGGTGGTTTCCAGCAGCTTCACCTTGCCGCGGTCCAGGCCCTTGGGCTGGCCCGGCGCGCCGCGCGGCACGTTGGGCACCAGCACCAACTTGTTGTTCTCGATGCCGATCTTCACGATCGTGGTGCCGACCAGGCCTTCTTCTTGGAACAGGCGCATATCGCCCAAGCGAGTGACGATGCGCGGCAGGTTGTTGATGTAGGCGTTGAGGGCATCGAAGCCCAGCACGCCCAGTGCCAGAAGGGTTTGCAGATCCATAGTTGTCTCTCTCTTGGGTAAGGGGTACGAAAAAGGCCCCGCCGAAGCGGGGCCTTGTTGGGGGAGGGTGAGCGGGCCTGCGGGTTACGCAGCGGCGACGGTGATGGTGTCGCTAGTGGCTTCGTCCAGGTCCGCGGCGGTCACCTTCAGCGTGTAATCGCCAGCGGCGCTCAGCGTCGCGGCGTCCCAGGTGATGACGCCGCCCACCGCGGCCTTCGCGCCGCCGCCCGACAGATTGCCGGTGCCGGTGGCTTTGGCCAGCGTGGCGCTGACGGTGCTGCCAGTAACCAGGGTGCCGAAGACGTCCTTGACGTGCGCGACGATCGGGCCAAGCGGCGCACCAGCGGTGCCGGTCAGCGGTGCGGACACGAACACCAGGTGATCTGCAGCGTTCGATGCGATCGGCTGCTGGGTCCAGCGAGTGACGATGCCGGACTCGGCCAAACTCAGCGCGGCCAGCAGCTTCTGGTCAGCGGTAGCGACGCTGGCCCACACCAGCTTTTCGCCGAACACTTCAGCGTCGCGCGCGATCGCCGCGCCCTTGACGGCCAGCGCCGCTGAATCGGTGCCGGTATCGATCGGGCCGTACAGCACCTTCACCGCGTCCGTGCCGTTGGCGGCGACGGTGTTGTCCGCCTTGAGCAGGGTGCCGGCGGGCAGCATGCCCTGCCCGGCCGGCAGACGGATCAGTTCACGGCTGCGCTCGCCGCCCGCTTCGGACAGCAGGAATTCGCCGGTACGGGTGCCGGCCAGGGAGATTTCCATCGTCAGTTACCTCGTTGCTTGTAGATGTGATTGGGGTTCAGCTTCGCCTTGTTGTCGGCGGCGCGTTGATCGGCCATGGAAGCCGGTTGTGCGGTGATGACCTGTGTGGTGCGGCCTTCCTCCGCCTTCATCGACAGCAGCTGTGCACGCACCGTGTCGAGGTCGGTGTTCTTCTCGATGAAACTGGCTGCCAGAGTGTCATCGCCGCGCAGTACAGCAGCGCACGCGTCCTGGACTGCGGTCGCGTATTCGATGGCGGTGGCCGCCGGCTCGCCCGCCTGCGCGGGCCGACGCAGCAAGGCCACAGCGAGTGCCGGCGGCAGGTCACTGGAAGCGACCGCTGCGGCCAG